ATGCAGTTGCAACTGAAGCAATTCAAGATGATCGAACTAGCCGACCCTTTTTTTGATTCACTCAAGGCTGGCTATGCAGAATTTCCGATTTGGTTCCAACGAAAAGCCGAGGACTGGGCATACGTTTTTTATGGCGACTCGGGGACTGTCGAGGGCTTTCTGTATTTGAAAATTGAAAGCGAAGCAGTTGAGGACACAGCACCACCTTTGCCGCCTGCAAGACGGGTGAAAGTTGGCACCTTCAAGGTGAACCCCCATGGGACTCGACTCGGAGAGCGCTTTGTTAAAAAGCTCTTTGACCATGCGCTGCATGTAAACGCAGCGGAAATCTATGTCACCGCATTTCCAGAGCACACAGCATTGCTCGCTCTATTTGCACGTTATGGCTTTGAGCACAGGGCGAATAAGACTTCACCAAACGGCACCGAACTTGTACTCGTTAGGACGCTCCAAGCCCCTTATCAAGATGTAACAACTAGCTACCCGTTAATCCCTTTCGGGAGAAACTCTGCTTATTTGCTAGCACTCTATCCTCAGTGGCATACGCGATTGCTTCCTGACTCTATCCTCAGAAGTGAGGATGACAACATCGTACAAGATATTTCGCACGCGAATAGTATTCACAAGGTATATTTAGCAGCAATGCCGGGAATGGAAGCCTTGCGCCGAGGGGATCTTTTACTGATCTATAGGACCAGTGATGGTCAAGGGTCAGCGTACTACCGATCCGTAGCAACTTCGATTTGCGTTGTTGAAGAATATAGGACCATCCATAGCTTTTCCTCGCTCAATGAGTTCATGGGATACTGTCGTCCCTACAGCGTCTTCACCGACGATGAACTGGCACAATTCTGGGCTAGGAAAAACTACCCTCACGTTGTGCGCTTCACATACAATGTCGCTCTATCGAGGCGCCCCAATCGGAAAGTGCTCATCGAAGACGTCGGCCTGAACGCGGATGCGCGCTGGGGCTTCATGCCATTGACACACAGCCAGCTTCTAAGCATCGCACAGCTAGGAAATGTTCATGAAAGTCTTATTATCCATCAAGCCTGAATATGCCGAAAAAATTCTTGATGGCAACAAGCGTTACGAATTTAGAAAGGCAATACCGAAAGCTAACGGCGTTAAAACTGTTGTGATATATGCAACAAAACCCGTCGGAAAGGTTATAGGAGAATTCGAGATCGATGAGATCATCTCCCATAGACCTGCCGTGTTATGGCCACTTACAGCTCAATTCTCAGGGATATCTAAGCGTTTTTTTACTGATTATTTTAAGGGGCGATCGACAGCGCATGCCATTAAAGTAAAATCAGTTACGCGGTATGTAGAACCTAAAGAGCTCAGCCATGTCATCGCAAGCGGAGTCGCCCCTCAGTCATTTTGTTATTTAACCTAATACTGCGGCTATCCCATCATGTCCGGCCGCACAAAAAAGCGGCCGGATGTTTGAATACCCTAAAGTTGCGCTAGCCTTGTAATAGCAGAACTAGCGTAATGGCGAGTCATTTCCACTCCAGTCCAGTTGTATCCCTCCAACTGTGCAGCGATTAGAGTCGTCCCACTTCCTGCAAATGGATCAAGTACACGTCCTCCTGCTTCGCAGATCCGCACCAGCTGCCGCATCAACTCTGTCGGCTTGCCGGTGAGGTGATGCTTATCGGCCTTGCGCACGGACTCTCGAATAACACCAGGCAGCACAGGCGCGCGGCGGTCCAGCGGCATGTTGCCCTTGCTGCCCCACACGATGTATTCGGCCTGGTTGCGGAAGCGCCCCAACTGCGGTCGCACGCCTTCGGTCTTGTCCCAGACGGTGATGCCGCGCCAGGTGAAGCCCGCGATCTGCAGCGCGTCAGTGGTCAGCGGCAGCTGCCGCCAGTCGGTGAACAGCAGCACCGGGGCGCCATCCTTGAGCACGCGCGCGCATTCGGATAACCACAGGTGCATCCATTTCAGGTGCGAGCGCTGGTCGCGCTCGTCGCCAACGAAATCGGCATGCCCACCATCTCGGCAGTACTTGGTCGAAGGCGGCCGGGCACGGGCAGCGGCGGTCAGGCCGCCACTCGCGTAAGGCGGATCAGTGATCAGTGCGTCGAACGAATTCGCTTCGAGCGTGGGCAGGATGGTCAGGGCGTCGCCCTGCAGGAGCTGGTTTTTCATGGTGAGAGCCTTCTTGGATTCGCTCGCGGCGATCGGAGGTGAGGCTCTCGGCCTTCAAGTGATTGAGCGTGCCGCAGCGCGGGCACTTGATCTGGATTTCGTCGAAGGCGCCGGCCTTGCACAGCAGGCGGGCGCATTCGCCACAACGGAGGTTCTTGAGCATTGCGTGGTCTTGCGGTGGGAAAGGATTACGCGGTCGCTGGCGGCGCGTACTGGGTGAACGAGATCACCTCATCGCCCACCCAGTCGTTGATCTTCAGCATGCGCGCCTGCAGCGGCTCCAGCTCGTTGGCGGCCCAGACGGCGGCGGCCTCGCGGATCGACCCGAATCCGCCAGCGTTTTGCGGCACGATGCCCATGAGTTGCGGCGGGATCCGCAGCGCGGCCAGCATGTCGTCGCGGGTGATGCCCTTGATGCCGCTGAACTCATCCTTGGCCGCCACTTCGCTGACCGGGATCAGCTTCAGACCGTCCTTGTTGCCGCCTGGCGAGTACAGGAACAGGTTGCGGAAGTTGCCCGGCCCCTTGGCGCCCTTCATGGCGTTGCGCAGCGCGTCGACGTCTTCCTGGCTCTGCTGCGGGTCGGTCAGGTACAGGATGAAACCCGCGTGCGAGCCGTTGTTGTAGTACTTGCGCCGGAACAGCGTGGCCGACTCGTTGAGCAGCGCCGACTGCATCGCCGGCATCCACTCGGGCAGGCCGTAGAGTTCCTGATCGACATCGGCTTCGCGCAGCTGGAACACACTGCCCGGCTCGAACACGTGCTCGTCGTGCCAGGTGCGCACTTGGAAGTACTCGCCCTCTGTGACGCCGCGCCGCATGTACTTGGACAACGGCGCAGCCAGCGACAGCGCACCGCCCATGCGGTTGCGGCGCCGCTCAAGGTAGCCATTGCCCAGCGTGATCCAGTCCAGCGACAGCTGCTCGAAGGCCTCGCGCGTCAGCAGCCGGTGCGGCTTGAAGGTACGCGCCAGCATGTTGCGCTTGAAGATCAGCCCGGACTGCAGGAACGGATTGCTGCGGGTGGTCTTGGACAGGCCATCCAAAGCCACCGGCGGCTCATACCAGCGCCCGTTCTGCCAGCACTCCAAGTAGTCCAGCACCCCGCGCCCATCGAGCACCGGCGTCGGATCGCCAAAGGTGAACGCCTCGGTCCGTGCAGGCACGGCTGGCGCTGCAGGCGCGGTCGCGGGCAGCTGGTGGGTCAACATCAAGAGATCTCCATGAAGCCGGAGTTGCGCGAGGTGCGCCCTTCCAGCGGTTCGTTCTGCAGCGCGTGGAACAGTGCCCACGCCAGGTCCGCGTGGCCGGTCTCTTCCGAGCGGCCAGCGGTGAAGGTGGACTGGCGGCCGCTGGCCGTCATCGTCTTGCGGATGGCCATCAACGACTGCGCCACATCGGTCCAGCCGGCGTCGAACTCCAGCCGGCCGTTGTGGATCACGTCGAACGCCTTGAGCACCAGGCGCGTCTTGACCTCCGGCGAGTAGCTGAAGGTGACCAGATTCGGGAAGAACTGCTTCACCAGCTGCGCCACACCGCTGCCCATGCCGGTGGTGTCGATGCCGATATAGGTCACCCAGTAGCGGCGTGTGATGCGCTCGATCTCGGCCGCCTGCTTGGCAAAGTCCATGCCCCTGAACTGGATCCGCTCCAGCAATCGGAACTTGCCGCCGGGCAGCTGCGGTGGCGCCACCACGACCAGGCCGGCGGTGTCACCGGTCTCGGCCGGGTCGTAGCCGATCCACACCGCGCGATCGCCGTAGGGGCGCGCGGCGAACGGTTTGTAGTCCTCACCCCACTCGACCCAGCTGTCGACCATGCACGGCTGCAGCATCGCCAGCGGGAAGATGCTGGCGCCGTCGTCGACGAACTCGCACATCAACAGGTTGGCGAAGGCGTCCGGGCTGTATTCCTCGCGCAGCTCGTCGATGTCGAACAGGTCGCAGCCACGGCGCTGGGCATCGAGGATGTTGACGATCTGCCGCCACGCGCGGTCCTGGCAGCGGCGCCCGCCGGCCAGCGCATCGTGCGAGACATCGATCTGGATCCGCTGCGCGGCTGGCTTGCCCTTGTTGCGGCGCTCGCCGGTCCAGAACGTGTAGGCCTCGTGGGCCATGCTCGATGGCGTGCTGAAGTAGGTCTTGCGCCACTTCTTGTGCATCGCCATGCCGCTGGCGACCTTGTTCAATTCGTTGAACCCGTAGGTCCAGAAGAACTCGTCGAAGTAGAAATTGCCGTGGTAGCCCTGGGCAGTGCGCGCATTGGTGCCCAGGAAGAACAGCTCGGCGCCGTTGGGGAACACGATGCTGTCGCCGCCGGAGAGCGTCTCGTCGATCGTCTCGCGCACGAACTGCTGCATGTAGCCACGGAACAGATGCGCCTGCGCCTTGGAGGCGCTCAAGAAAATTTGATTGCGCCCGGTGGTGAGTGCATCGATCAGCGCCTCGCGGGCAAAGTAGAACGTGGCGCCTATCTGGCGCGACTTGAGGATGATGCGGGTGCGCTCGTTGCCGGCGCGGTACCAATCGCGCTGGTAATCGAAGCAGCCGTCGACGAACGCCGTGGTCAGCTGCTCGATCTGTTCCTCGGTGAAGTCGTTGCGCTTGGGCTTCTTCTTCGGACCTGCGTTGCGGTTGGCAACAGCCGGATTCAGGTCGGCTTCGTTGCCGCCGCCCTGATAGCGCTGGATGCGCGCCTGGCGCTCCAGCTGCCGATGCAGCAAATCAATTTCCTTGAAGTCGCCGCCGGACTTTTCCGGCTTCATGATCAGCACGACCAGGCGCGCTTCGAGCGCGCCACCGATGCGCTCAACGTTGTCTGCGCGATCCCACTCGTCACGCGACTTCCAGCTGTGTACAGTCTTCTCGTTCTCGCCGATGGACTGCGCAATTTCGGTCACGCGCCATCCCATCCAGTACAGGAACTTGGCCTGTCTGCGGGTGTCCATCGGGAGCTGGGTGGCAACGCTTTGCATGCCGACCAGGGTGCAGCTCACCTCTTAATCCCGACAGTTCAACGACGCGTAATCGCCTTATTTACATGGTGGTTTCGTTGCTGCGCTTTGCGTCGCGTTTGACCATGGGTCATCGCAAACGCATCTAGCGCAGAGGGCACCCATGTCGGCTAAGGCCAAGAAATTTCGTTCCAACTGGTTCCGCGTGGCCGTCGAAGGCGCCACCACCGATGGCCGCACGATTCAGCGCAGCTGGATCGACGACATGGCCGCCACCTACAACCGCGAGACCTACAACGCCCGCATCTGGATCGAGCACATGCGCAGCCTGCTACCGGACTCGCCGTTCCGTGCGTATGGCGATGTCACTGCAGTGAAGGCCGAAGAGGTCGAGATCGATGGCACCAAGCGCCTGGCGCTGTTTGCCCAGATCGAGCCGACCGCCGACCTGATCACCATCAACAAGTCCAAGCAGAAGCTCTACACCAGCATCGAAGTGCAAGAAAAGTTCGCCAACACCGGCAAGGCGTATCTGGTCGGCCTGGCTGTGACCGATTCGCCTGCCAGCTTGGGCACCTCCATGCTCAGCTTCGCCAGCCAGCACCCGGAAGCCAATCCGCTGGTCGATCGCAAGCAGTCACCGGGCAACCTGTTCACCGTTGCCGAGGAAACGGCGCTGGAATTCAGCGAAGTCAGCGAAGGCCCGGTCGCCAATCTGCTCAGCCGGATCCGCACCGCGCTCAAGAGCGAGGACGCCACCAGCATCACCGCCGAACAGTTCGCCGACCTCGGCCAGGGCGTCGAAGAGATCGCCGAGCACGTGCGCGGCCAGGACGAACGCTTCAACCGCCTGCAGGCCGAACACGCCGAGCAGAAGACCAAGCACGAGCAGCTGGCGAACGACCTGGCGCAGCTACGCGAGTCGCTGTCGCAGCAGCCCGATCCCGCGCAGCCCGCGCGCCCGGTGGTCACCGGCAGCGGCGCGGCCGTGCTCACCGACTGCTGATTCCACACCACACACACGCCGCCAGCGCCACACCCTTCGGAGCCATCATGCAAAACGCCACCCGCCTGCAGTTCAACCAGTTCGCCGAGCAGATCGCCAAGCTCAACGGCATCACCTCCGCCTTCCATTCCTTCGCTGTTGATCCGACCGTTCAGCAGAAGCTGGAAACGCGCATGCAGGAGTCGAGCGAGTTCCTGTCCAAGATCAACATCATCCCGGTGGACGAACTGTCCGGTCAGAAGGTGGGCATCGGCGTCACCGGCAGCATCGCCAGCCGCACCGATACCGGCGCCGGCAAGACCCGCACCCCGCGCAACGTGGCCGCACTCGACAAGAACGAGTACGTCGCCAAGAAGACCGACTTCGACACCGCCATTCCGTATGCGTTGCTCGATACCTGGGCCAAGTTCCCCGACTTCCAGGCGCGCCTGCGCGATGCCATCGTCAAGCGTCAGGCGCTGGACCGTCTGCAGATCGGCTTCAACGGCACGCACGCCGCTGCCGACACCGATCGCGTTGCGTTCCCGCTGCTGGAAGACGTCAACATCGGTTGGCTGCAGCAGTACCGCACCAACGCCGCCCAGCGCGTGCTGGCGAGCGGCAAGACGGCCGGCAAGGTCGTTATCGGCGGTGCCGGTGCCGACTACGGCAACCTCGACGCGCTGGTGTATGACGTGGTGAGCAACCTGCTGGACCCGTGGCACCGCAAGGATCCGAGCCTGGTCGTGGTGCTGGGCCGCGACCTGATGCACGATAAGTATTTCCCGATGGTCAACAAGGATCAGCCGGCCAGCGAGAAGATCGCCACCGACCTGATCTTGAGCCAGCGCCGCGTCGGCGGCCTGCAGGTGGCCGAGGTGCCGTATCTGCCGGACGGCGCGCTGATGGTGACCTCGCTGGCGAACCTGTCGATCTACTACCAGACCGGCGGTCGTCGCCGTTACATCAAGGAAGCGCCGGAACGCGATCGCATCGAGAACTACGAGTCCTCCAACGATGCCTACGTGGTCGAAGACTACGGCCTGGGCTGCGTGGTCGAGCACATCGAGATCGAGGCCTAAGCCATGGCCGACAGTCCCGCAAAGCGCCACCACAGCCGCGTGCTCGCAGAGCTGGAGGCTGCCCAGCGTGCACCGCACCAGCTGATGGCCGGTGCAACGGCCTACGAGCAGCACATGGCGCAGCTGCAGAGCGATCGCCTGCGGTTGAAGCAGATCCAGTCCACCCAGGGCAAGGCGGCGCTCAAGGCGCAGCTGTTGCCGACCTACGTGCCGTACCTGGCCGGCGTGCTGGCCGGCGGCCAGGGCGCGCAGGACGAGATCGTCATGACGTGCATGGTCTGGCGCATCGATGCCGGCGACTATGCCGGCGCGCTGGAGCTGGGCGCCTATGTGCTCAAGCACAACCTGCAGATGCCCGACCGCTTCTCGCGCACGGTGGGCTGCGTGCTGGCCGAGGAAGTGGCCGAGGCGGCGTTGTCGGCGCAGAAGACCGGCCAGCCGTTCGATGCGGCCGTGCTGGCCGACACCGCCGCGCTGACCGCCGAGCAGGACATGCCCGATGAGGTGCGCGCCAAGCTGCACCTGGCACTGGCCCGCGCCTCGCTGGCGGGCATCACCGATGAGACGCCCGCCGACCAGGCGCAGCCCATCGCCGCCGCCGCTGTGGCCGACCTGCAGCGTGCCATCGCCCTGCACGGCAGCTGCGGCGGCAAGAAAGATCTGGAGCGCGCCGAGCGTCTCTTGAAGAAGTTCAGCGTTGAGCCTGCGGGCACCAACGCATAACCGAGCGTCCCCGCAACCCTCGCCGGCTCGGGGCTGATCCACAGCACTCCATCGCTGCGGTGACGCCCCGACCACCGGCGATCTCTTCCGAGCCATCCATGAGCGGATTCACTGCCACCGGTACGACCAGCGCCACGCCTGATGCGATCGCCAATGCACCGTTTTGGCCGGCGATCGCACCGGCGACTGTGCGCGCGAGCATGCGCCTGGATGGCACCGTCACCGATGCGCGTCTGCGCCACGCCATTGTTGCCGCCATGCTGGCGGTCAACGATGAGCTGGATGCTTGGGCGCAGGCGCAGCAGGCCGCCGGCTACGCGGCGCTGGCTGATGTGCCCAGCACTACCGTCGATGGCGTCTCGCGCCGCGTGCAGCTGTACCTGCGCGCCGTCGCGTGCGCCACGGCGGTCGAGGTGGCAGAGCGTTACCGCAGCTTCGACGCGACCGACAGCGCCAACCAGCGCGCCGACGACTTGTCACCGAGCATCACCGAGCTACGCCGCGACCAGCGCTGGGCGGTGCGCGATCTGCAGAACCTGCCGCGCAGCACGGTGGAGCTCATCTGATGCGCGTGCACGCCATGCAAGGCGACACCGTCGACCTGCTGTGCTGGCGCCACCTGGGCAGCACGGCCGGCCTGGTCGAGCGCACCTACCTCCTCAATCCCGGCCTGGCCGAACTGGGCGCCGTGCTGCCGCATGGCACGCCAGTGGAGTTGCCCGAGGTAACCACCACCACAGCGGCGATGACGCCGCTTGTGCAGCTATGGGACTGATCTGATGACCGAACCCACCTCCGTATCGAGCGGCTTCTTGATCGCCACCGGTGTGGGCCTTGCCTCTGTGCTGCCTGGCATCGACGGCGACGCGCTGATCGGCGCCTTCGCCGGCGGCGCGCTGTTCGTCGTGTCCGCCGCCAAGCAACCGCTGCTGGCGCGGCTGATCTATTTCCCGGTGAGCGTGATCGCCGGCTACCAGCTGGCGCCGGAAATCCTGCGCTGGTTGCCGATCAAGTCCAGTGGCGTGGCCGCCTTCGCCAGCGCGGCGTGCGCGATCACCGTCACGCTGGGCCTGATCGAAAAGAGCAAGTCCTTCGACTTTTCCTTCCTACGTCGTGGAGGTCCGCCCAGTGCATAGCCTGGTCACTGTCCTGACGCTGATGGCCTCGCTCGCCATCTGCGTCCGCCTGCTTACCTACCACCGCCCGGTCGATGCGCGCCATCGACGCGGCGCAGGCTGGTGCGCGTGGCTGCTGATCGCCAGCACCGGCGGCCAGGCGTTGCACATCCTGCTGGCCGGCGCCGGCTCGCAAGTCAGTCTCTGGCACCTGGGCACGTTGACCGTGCTGGCGGTGCTCACCTACCGCGCCCAGGGCAATGTGGCGCGCATCCTGAAGGTCGATTGATGTTCACCGATACCCAGCTCGCCTCGATCATGCAGTGCTCACCCCAACGCGCACAGCGCTGGCATGGCCCACTGCTTGCCGCCGCCAACCGCTTTGGCATCACCACCAAGCGCCGCGCCGCGCACTGGCTCGGCCAGGTCGGCCACGAAAGCCTGAGCCTGTCGCGCATGGAAGAAGGACTGACCTACACCACCAGCGCACGGCTGTTGGAAGTGTTCGGCACACGCATCACGCCCGCGCAAGCACCCAAGTTCCTGCGCAATCCGGTGGGCCTTGCCAACTTCGTCTACGCCGACCGCCTGGGCAACGGCAACGAAGCCAGCGGCGACGGGCACCTTTTCCGGGGCCGTGGCCCGATGCAACACACCTTCCGGGGCAACTACCGCCGCATCGGCGTGCTGATCGGCTTGCCGGTGGAAGAGCAGCCGGATCTGCTGCTGCAGATCGAGCCGAGCGCCCTGGGCGCCGCAGCGTACTGGCAAGACAACGGCCTGAACGTGCTGGCCGATGCGGGCGATGTGCTCGGCCTGGGCCGCAAGATCAACCTGGGCAACGTGCGCGCCAAGCGCTTGCCCGAAGGCCACAGCGATCGCGTCACGCGCACGCAGCGCGCCCTGCAGATCCTGTGCGTCAACTGATGGTCACGCGCCTGATCATCCTGCTTGCGCTGATTGCAGTGCTCGTCGGTGGCTGCGTGTGGCAGGAGCGGCGCGTCAGCACTGCGCGCACAGAGCGCAAGCAAGCGCTAGACGCAAAAGCTGCCGCCATTGCCGAACGCGACAGCGCGAGAGCTTCCACAAAGACCGTTGTCGAGTACGTCGACCGCGTGCAGATCGTGCGCGAGGCCGGCGCCACCATCACCCGCGAGATCCCGAACTATGTCACCCAGAAAGCCGATGCTGCTTGCGCTATCCCTGCTGGCTTTGTGCGGCTGCACGACGCCGCCGCCACGGGTAACCCTGCCGGGCCGCCCACCGCAGATCCTGATGCGCCGGCCGCCGGTATTACGCTCTCTGGCATTGCCGGCACCGTCGCCGACAACTACACCAGCTGCCACGCCACCGCCGCGCAGCTGAGCGCGCTGCAGGATTGGATCGATCTGCATCTGCCGGCAACGCCATGATTAGGCCGCCAGCGTGCGTGTATTTAGGCAAAAAATAAAATGTGCCGCTGGCCGATGACCAGCGGCAACCTACCAAATTCAATTAATAAATTTCAGAAAACTTACGTTACGGAGGAGCTAAAGCGTAGCCGGGCTGTTCACTGAAAAATTGACTGATTGGCGTATAGCCCATATAAAAAGGAAGGTGGGGCTCTAATGGAACTTGGCGATAAGAGACGATTCCATAGATATTTCCAGATGGATACTCAACGACAGGCCCCCCAGAGTCACCAGGCTGCAACCCAAGATGTGGGTTCGTAGCACCTACCGTCAGTCCTGGAGTGTGTTGCCACCCCTGTGGAGGAGGCTCTCTCGTCCACTCACAATTTACACCGGTAATAGCGCCACTAGTGCAGAACGTTCGATTTTGAGCGGCCACCCCTGTAGCTGCAACTGCTATTGCAGTGACACTGCGCGTACGCAGCGAAGACAAGAAAACCTTTCCGACAGCCCGAGGAGAATATCGCACATTGATCACGCAATGCGGACCTGCTGATGTACTGAAGCAACTCTGATATCTGGTTGCAGAAGGCTCAACCCGAATTAGAGCTAGATCACTGACACTTGATTTCCAAGCGACTTTACCAATCGTCTGCCCACCAACGCCGGCTACTCCTCCCACTGTCACCTCTTCGTTGGGGGAAACGCAATGCTCTGCTGTGACAATGTAGCGAACAGCGCGCTGATACTCTGTAAGGTTGTTGAATGCACCAGTCTTTTTAACTATGAGCCCAGCCGTGCATCCTTGTCCGCCAGCAAAGTAAATTTCAGTGCCTGCGACGACCGGCAATTCTTTTCGCATCAATTCAACCGCGCCGACCTGACCTGTGGCAAATACGGCCACACCCAAGGGCGTCAACCTGAGCAACCTAGAAAAATTTTTCTTCATATGATTATAAATGATAATTGAAATTTCTGCTTTCACGAGAGCATAATTACTCCCAGCGCATTTAATCGCATTAATCTTCCAGCTCATGAATCAGCTTCGTTTCAAGCGAAAGACCGTCGTGTCGATCGATAAAACTCCGCTTTGCCGAGCGAGCTTGTACGCCCCCACCGCGCAGCTGAGCGCGCTGCAGGACTGGATCGACCTGCACGCACCGGAGCCTGTGCCGTGATCAAGCCCGCCAGCCTGCGCGCGCATCTGGTTGCGGCATTGCCGGATCTGGCGCGCGATGCCGACCGGCTGCTGGTGTTTATCGATGCCGGCAGCCTGGTCAGCACGTTCCAGCCGGGGCTGTCGTTCGAATATCAGTACACCCTCAACCTGATCGTGACCGACTACGCCGGCCACCCAGACAGCGTGATGCTGCCGCTGCTGGAATGGGTGCAGGCCAATCAGTCCGAGCTACTCTCCAACCCGGCGCGCCGTGGCGACATCGCTTTCGAGGCCGACATCCTTGCCAACGATGCGGTGGATCTGTCGATCAAGCTCCCGCTGACCGAACGCGTGGTCGTGACCGCGAAGGATGGCGGCGGCTATGACATCACCCATGCGCCCGAGCCGGTGATCGATCCGACATGGATGACCTGACCGCGCTAGAGACCTGGGCCGCACCGCTGCTGGCGCGGCTGCAGGAGGGCGAGCGGCGCAAGCTGGCACGCAAGATCGGCACCGCGTTGCGACGCTCGCAAAGCCAGCGCATCGGCAAGCAGCAGGCGCCCGATGGCACACCGTATGCGCCGCGCAAGGAACAACTGCGGGACAAGGCGGGCAGAGTCAAGCGCAAGAAGATGTTTGTAAAGCTGCGGCAGGCCAAGTACTTCAAGGTCAGCGCCAGTCCTAACCAGGTGAGCGTGGGATTTGTGGGGCGCGTGTCACGAATCGCGCGCGTGCACCAAGAAGGCTTAAGCGAAAGCGTACGACCTGGTGGTCCAAGGGCACGTTACGAGAGGCGCGTGCTATTGGGACTCACTGAGCAAGACCGGCACCTCATCCGCGACCAACTCTTGAGTCACTTAGGCTAGACCGGGATTGTCGAGACGCTATGAGAACGTTCCCCCTGTTAGATGCGCCTGTTGAGGGCGCTTCAGCAAAATGCTGCGGTGGGATCGCAGTCGCACATAACATCGACGGCCCATTTTTTAAAAATAGATTTTTTGAGTGATTTTTATTTATATTTGAATAAATTCAATATTTGCCCAGGGCGCTGTTCTTGCTTGGACCAACAACGAATATCGGTTGAATGCAATTTTCATAGTTACATCCCTCCCGCCAACCGTACACCTGCCATTGGGGCAACGGCCAACAACGATTACGTCAATTGTACTGGCAGTGCAGGAATGCTTAACTGGCGTAGAAATGCAGCGCATGCGATAGCGCCTCCCACAAGAAGCACCGTTATCCCACAGACCATCCGAAACCGTCACTACCTGGTAGTTTCGCCCGCTGACTTGATCTTCCGGTACATTGCAACCCTGGACAAGGTCTGCGGGACGACGAGCGTTATTTCCATAAAAACTAATTGTACCGATGTCTGCAAATGCGGCCGAAGAAAAGAGCAAACCGATTGCTGCGACACTAAAGCCTAGTAAAATTTTATGTTTCATGACTATTCCCATGTGGACGTAAAGGCTCTCAGGTCGCGCAACTCAGCTGCATCAAATATGCGAAAATTTGTTGCTGTTTGCGATTTTGGGGGGGGAACCATCATTTTTTTGTAGAACGAGAGCCAACAATTCGCTGCCTGCAGATTTTCCGAGGTGGCACGAGATCATTGCGTACCGTTCGACGCAATCATCTAATGGCCTCCTTCACTGCTGTAGACCTGTCCAAACTTGAAGCACCAGCTCTGATCGAAGAGTTGGACTTTGAGACGATCTTCGCCGAAGCGCTGGCCCAGTTCCGGCGCCTAATGCCGGAATTCTCCGCGCTCATCGAAGCGGATCCGGTCTACAAGCTCCTGCAGCTGTTTGCGGCCCGCGAGCTGCTTCTTCGCCAGCGCGCCAACGACAAGGCCCAGCAGACCATGCTGGCCTTCGCCACCGGCACCAACCTCGATCACCTGGGCGCATTGTTTGGCGTCGCGCGCCTGGTGCTCGATCCGGGGCAGCCGGAGAACGGCATTGCACCGACCCGTGAGTCGGACGTGGACTTCCGCCGCCGCATCCAGCTGGCGCCGGAGGGCTTCAGCGTGGCAGGCCCGGAGGGCGCGTACATCTATCACGCGCTCAGCGCGTCAGCCGATGTCATGGACGCCAGTGCCACCAGCCCCGCACCTGGGCAAGTGCTGGTCACCGTGCAATCGCGCACCGGGGATGGCACCGCACCGCAAGAACTGCTCGACGAAGTGGCCGCCGTCCTCACCGATGCCGACGTGCGCCCGTTGACCGACGAGGTAGCGGTCCAGAGCGCGCAGATCGTCCCGTACGCCATCCGTGGGCGCGTCTATACGTACGCTGGCCCGGACTCGGCGGTGGTCATGCGCGAAGCCCTGCGCAGCCTGCAGGCCTATCTCGCCGAGGCGCACCGCATCGGCCGCGACGTCCCGGAATCCGCAATCAAGGCCAAGCTGTTCGCCGATGGTGTGCAGCGCGTCGAGCTGGACTCGCCTGCAGCCGACATCCGGATCAGCCGCACGCAGGCCGCCTACTGCACCGCGATCGATATCGTGCATGCCGGCATCGATGAGTAACCCTCTGCCGCCCAACGCCACGCCGATAGAGCGCGCCCTGGCGGCCGTCACCGCTCGCCTGGAAGCGATCCCGCTGCCATACCCGGATCTGTGGAATCCAGACACGTGCCCGGCCGGCCATCTGCCGTGGCTGGCCTGGACGCTGTCGGTGGACGACTGGAAGGCCGACTGGAGCGATGCAGTCAAGCGCTCGCGCCTGCGTAGCGCCATGGCCATCCAGCGCCGCAAGGGCACGGCCAACAGCGTGCGCATGGTGGTCGAGTCGTTCGGCGGCGCGGTGGCTATCCGCGAATGGTGGCAGACCGAGCCGCGCGGTCAGCCGCATACCTTCGAGCTCACGCTCACGCTGACCGGCACCGATGGTCAAACCGCCACATCTCGCTTCGTCAATGAAGTCATTGCCGAAGTCGAGCGCACCAAGCCTGTCCGTTCCCACTTCACTTTCACCCAGGGATTCCAAGCAGAAGCCCGCATCGGCGTACTCGCCGTTGCGCGGCCAGCCGTCTATCGACGGTTGCTGATGGACGCCCAGTAACTGGACACCGAAATGCCCGGTCTCAAGCTCCAAGTCACCACCGCTGGCCGTGCCGCGCTGGTCAATGCACCCAACACCGGGACCAATCCGGTGCTGATCAGCCATGTTGGCCTTGCGAACGCGCCGTTTAGCGCCTCTGCCGCGTTGACCGCGCTGCCAAGTGAGATCAAGCGGCTAGCCGCCGTGGGCGGGACCGTCACCGCCGATGACACGATCCACGTGTCCATTCGTGATGAGTCCGACGCCGTCTATGACTGCTACGGGTTCGGCCTTTACCTGTCCAATGGCACCCTATTCGCTGTCTACAGTCAGCCAGCCCTTTTGCTGGGCAAGGCGGCCGCCGCCATGCTGCTACTCGCCCTGGACGCGGTCTTTGCCGACATCGATGTAAAGCAGATCGCCTTCGGTGCAACCAACTTCACTGACCCGGCCGCCACGACTGAAGTGGCCGGGATCGTCGAGCTGGCGAGTGAAGACGAAGCCGCTGCAGGTACCGACAAAATCCGCGTCATCACCGCATGGCTATTGAAGAAGATCTTGGACGCTCGCCTGGGTGCCGGTTCACCATCCGCATTCATTCGCGGGCTGCTGGGCGTCACGAGCGCCGCGCTGCTGCGCGCTGCGCTGGAACTGAAGGGCGCCGCCCTCAAGGACGAAGGGGCCGGCAACAATCTGGATGCCGACAAACTCGATGGTCAGCACGGCACCTACTACCGGGCGTGGGAGAATTTGACCGGCATTCCTGCCACCGCAAGTGCGTGGCCGTCGTGGGATCAAGTCGGCAACAAGCCACAAACCTTCACACCTACCGACCACTCGCACGCCAACTATGTGGCCAAGTCCGGCGACACCATGACTGGGCAGCTCACGGTGTCGCGTCTGGGGATCAATATCAACGGCGCCGCACAAGGCGCGTTTGACGCTGTCGTGTCAGGCGCCGGGCGTGTGCTCATGCGTGACTATGGCAACGGCACGCCGGTCATGGACTTCGTCAATACGGCGAACAATACCTGGGTCGCGGGTCGCATTCGGACCGGTGGCAACCCGCTGTACCTCGAAACCACGCAGGTCGCCGTCACAGGCGCAGGCTCGTTTGGGGGATCCGTTCACGCGGATAGCTTTGGCTCCGCATCGGGTTACTTCATCAGCAAAAGCAACGTAACCATCCTTGGGGCCGAGGGCGGCGCAAGCATCTACCTTCGTCCTAATGGTGCATTCAGTGGCACGGCAGAGGCAGTTTTGAACACCGCAGGTAGCCTGCTGCTGCAGCCGACCGTGAGCAGTCCAGGCAACGGCGTCAACAGCTTTGCCCACCTGAGCTCAGGCAGTTTCGGCGGAGGCTTCGGGCTAGTCGATGGCGCCTACAACATCGGCTTCTGGAGCGAGAACGGCTATCTTCGCATCGGCATGGCAACCAACAACGGGGCGTTGCAGCAGCGCATGGGGCTGACCCCGTCTGGCGCGCTGTCGGCGGTCGGAGGTTTTGACTTCGGCTCCTCTCGCAAACTCAAGAACATCATTGGCGCGATGCCTTATGGCCTGGCCGAAGTGGAACAGGTCACCACACTGCTGGGGCGCTACAAAGAACAGTACAACCCGGACGGCCGCGTGCGCCTGTTCTTCGATGCAGAGCAGCTATTGGAACTCATGCCCGAGACGGTGGATGCACGCGGCGTGAGCTTCGAAGGCGCGCTGGTTCCAGCGGTGCACATCGACCAGCTCTTACCCGTCGCGTTCAACGCCATCAAGCAGCTATCCGCCGCCGTTCGGCGGCTGCAGGCAGACCTCGCTGATCTACGTCTCACTCACTGACCAAATAGGCCGACCCATGACTAATTCTCGAATCCGCACACTCGCGCCAGGCGTTGACGTTGAGCGCATCGCGGTGGAATCGCATTTCTTCTACGACCCGCTGACCGGCGTGGCAAACGTGGTGTTTCAGGGCATGGAGTTCCTGCTGCTGGATGGTGCTGTCAACAAAATGCTGGACGGCCGGGAGCCCCTCACCACCACATCCGATGCCATCGCGACCCGAATGTTCGCCACTGATCTCGTCGATCCCGTGACCGGCCAGGATCTGTCCAATGTCAGCGCTGCCGGCGTGGTCGTGTATTTGAAGGCTGTCTACGACCGCCTCCATAACGAGGCTGCTGCAGCCCAGCCGCCGGCGGTCGCCTAGTTCATGGCGACGGGGTACCGCACGGGCGCAGGACTCGACTTCGACGACGTCTTTGACCTCTACGTGCAAGGCGATATTGGCGGCGCATCGGGCTACCGCTCCAGTGATGGCAACGATCTGCACCGCCGGTATGCGCCCTTGGCGTTTGGCAGCAGAGCGCCGGACGTCGGCTACCGCGACAATGCCGGCTCGGATCTCAGCAACAGATGGGCGAAAAAAGGCAGTGCAGTCTATTCGCTCTCCAACAACGGCGTGCACTACTACGCTGGCAGCCAAGCAGCCACGTCCGAGGGCGGCAGCCAGACGGCAAGCGTTTCGTTCTCGATTCGGGCCAATGGAACCTGGGCGCTCGGCCTCTCCGGGAAAGGGGTCAGCGGCTCGCCAACTTCCGGAACGTGGCTGCCCAACGGTCAGCCGGCGAGCAACTATTCTGTGCAGCTGGATTTTGCCGTCTCATGGCTGCGCGGCAATCGCAACGGGACATCGTCCAACTCGGCTGCGAATTACTCGCCGATGACCGGCGACTATGCCTGCAGCATCACATCCACAGCGCTCTCGGGATCGGGCAACGAGTGCTATGGGGAAGGCAAGCTGACGATTCGGATCCGCAACAATGCCACTGGCTATGTCTCTACCACCGCCATTTCGCTCGTCGCTGAAGCAGTTGGCTTCGCCTGACGCTTGGTCCAGCGCATACTGGTTCGTATAGCGCCGGACGTCACCTTCGCTCAATTGGACGCACCCGACTGCGCTCCGTGTAGCCAACCGTTATACGCATCAATGCAAGTGCGCCACAACATGCAGCCACGGACCATGGCTGCATGGGCAACGCATCCTCCGCACTGAGTAACGCCATTCGTCTCGGTACCGTGGCCGAGGTGAATCTCGCCACCGCGCGATGCCGCGTGCATGTCGGCCAGATGCTGACCGACTATCTGCCCTGGGTGGTCACCCTGGCCGGCACCACGATCATCTGGTCGGCGCCGGCAATCGGCGAACAAGTCGTGGTGTTGTCGCCAGCTGGCGACCTGGCCGATGGTCTGGTACTACGCGGCCTGTACTCCGACCAATTCGCAGCGCCCGCCGCATCCGACACATTGCACGTGCTGCGCTTTGCCGATGGCGCGCAGATCTACTACGACACCGAGGCGCATGCGCTGCAGGCGACGTTGCCCAGTGGCGGCACCGCGACCATTACGGCCGATGGCGGCATCACCCTCAACGGCCCGCTGACCGTCAACGGCACCACCCAAATCAATGGTGACGCCACCATTACCGGTACCGCGAAAGCGACCACCGATGTCATCGGCGGTGGGGTCAGCCTCAAGAACCACAAGACCACCGGCGTGACCGCCGGCAGCGCGCTCAGCGGCGGTCCGCAGTGATCGGCGTCGATGCCACCACCGGGCGTGTGATCGAGGGCGAGCAGCACTTGGCCCAGTCGATCGCCTGCATCCTCACCACGCCCATCGGCACACGCGAGCAGCGCCGCGACTTTGGCTCGCTGCTGCCCGAGCTGATCGACCAGCCGTTCAGCGGCGCCACCCGCACGCTGCTCTACGGCGCCACGGCCACCGCCTTGATGCGCTGGGAGCCGCGCCTGCGCCTGACCCGCGTCGACCTGGTCGTCGGTGAGGCGCCTGGCAGCTTCGTGCTGACGATCGAAGGCGAACGCACTGACGTCGCCCCCGCCAATGCGCGCTCGCGCATGACCATCCCGCTCCGCTTCCGCTCGTCCTGATCGAGGAATCTATGTCCACTGCCTACCACCACGGCGTCCGCGTCATCGAAGTCAGCGCGGGCACGCGCACCATCCGTACCGTCTCCACCGCTGTCGTCGGCCTGGTCGCTACGGCGGCCGATGCGGACGAGAAGCTCTTCCCGCTCAACAAGGCGGTGCTGATCACCGATGTGCTCAGCGCGATCGCCAGCGCCGGCACCCAGGGCACCTTGCGCGCCACGTTGCAGGGCATCGCCGATCAGACCAACCCGGTGACCGTCGTCGTGCGTGTGGCCGACGGCGAAGATGCAGCCAAGACCTCCAGCAACGTCATCGGCGAGGCCAAGTCCAGCGGCTACACCGGCCTGTATGCGCTGCTCGCCGCGCAGGCACAGCTGGGCGTGCGTCCGCGCATCCTCGGCGCGCCCGGGCTGGACACGCTTCCGGTCGCCAAGGCGTTGGCGACCATCGCCAAGAAGCTGCGCGCCATGGCCTATGTGCGCCCCGTCGCCGACACCGTCGCCGAGGCCGTCACCTACCGAGGCCAGTTCAGCGATCGCGAGTTGATGCTGATCTGGCCGGACTTCCTGGCCTTCGACACCGCCACCAGCACTACGACCGCTGCGTATGCCACCGCGCGTGCGCTCGGCCTGCGCGCCAAGATCGACACCGAGCAGGGCTGGCACAAGAGCCTGTCCAACGTGCCCGTGGCGGGCGTGACCGGCATCTCCAAGGATGTGCATTGGGATCTGCAGGATCCAGCCACCGATGCCGGCGTGCTCAACGAGGGCGATATCACCACGCTGGTGACGTTCAACGGGCAACGCTTCTGGGGATCGCGCACGTGCGCCGAAGACGCGATGTTCGCGTTCGAGACGGCCACGCGTACCGCGCAGGTCCTGGCCGACACCATCGCCGAAGGCGTGGCGTTCTACGTCGACAAGCCGATGCATCCCTCGCTGGTCAAAGACCTGATCGAAACAATCAACGCCAAGTTCCGCGACCTAAAGTCGTCGGGCTACTTGATCGATGCCAACGCTTGGTACGACGGCACCGTCAACAGCGCCACGACGCTCGCCGATGGCGCGCTGCGGATTGACTACGACTACACGCCAGTGCCGCCGCTGGAGAACCTGCAGCTGTACCAGAAGATCACCACCAGCTACCTGGCCGACTTCGCCGAACGCGTCAACGCGTAACGCACCCGATCTGATTCCCGGAGAACCCCATGGCGTTGCCCAAGAAACTCAAAGCGCTCAACCTGTTCAACGACGGTGAGAGCTATCTCGGCCAGGTGGTCGAAGTGAAGCTACCCACGCTGTCCCGCAAGATGGAGGAATATCGCGGCGGCGGCATGAATGGCCCGGTCGATATCGACTTCGGTCAGGAGAAGATCGAGCTCGAATGGAAGTGTGGCGGTCTGATGCGCGGCGTGCTGAACCAGTACGGCGCCACCACCCACAACGCCGTGCAGTTGCGCTTTGCCGGCGCCTACCAGCGCGACGACAGCGGCGCGGTGGATGCCGTCGAATTTGTGGTGCGCGGCCGTCATAAAGAGATTGATCCAGGTACCGGCAAGTCCGGCGACGACACCGAATTCTCCGTCAAGACCTCGGCCAGCTACTACAAGCTGAGCATCAACGGCGCCCCCGTGATCGAGATCGATCTGATGAACATGATCGAGATCGTCAACGGTGTGGATCTGCTCGCCCCGCATCGCCGCGCCATCGGCGCCTGACCCTTCCGGCCTGGCGCCGCCAGGCCTTCGCCCTGAGACCTTCCGATGACCCCGACCTTTTCCCCAGCCGTTCCCCTCGACCAGCCGATCGTGCGCGGCGAGCAGACCATCACCGACCTCAAGGTGCGCAAGCCAGGCGCCGGTGAGTTGCGCGGCCTCAAGCTCGCCGAGCTGCTGCAGATGGATGTCACCGCACTGGCAACGCTGCTGCCGCGCATTTCCTCGCCCACGCTGACCACCGCCGACGTCAACGCGATGGATCCGGCCGACCTGTTGGCGGTCGGCCAGGAGGTGGCGCTTTTTTTCTTGCCGAAGGCACAGAGGGAAGTGGTTTCCCCGACTGCGTAGAGGACGCGATGGCCGATATCGCGGCCGTCTTCCACTGGCCGCCGTCTGAAATGGACGGTTGGTCGCTGCACGAACTCACGGCGTGGCGCGAGCGCGCCCGCCTACGAAGCGGAGCCGAGTAATGCGCTACCCCACGAACAAGGCCGCCTAAATGGCGGCCTCCGACAATCTGCGCCTGCAGGTCATCCTGGCCGCCGTTGACCGTGCCACCGGTCCGTTCCGGCGCGTGCTGAGCGGTAGCCGCGGCGTCGCCTCCGCACTGCGCAACCAGCGCGACGCGCTGCGCCAGCTCAACAGCCAGCACCGCGACATCGGCGCCTATCGCGAGCAGGTCGCGCTGGCACAGCGTGCCAAGGCCGCGCTCGATGCGCAGCGCCAATCGGTGCGCACGCTTGCCCAGCAGATGAGGGCCACCGGCACGCCCACCGCTGCCATGAATGCCGAGTTCGAGCGCGCCGTGCGCACTGCACGCGAACTCAAGACCGCACACGGTGCGCAGGAGGCCGGCCTGCAGCGCCTGCGTGGCCGCCTGGAGACGGCGGGGATCAGCACCCGCGAGCTGGTCACGCATGAGCGGCGCCTGCGCGGTGAGATCGAGAGCACCAACACCGCCATGCGCGCCCAGCAGCAGCGCCTGGTGGCAATTGACGCTGCCCAGCGTCGCAGCGCCCGCATCCAGAACGCCGGCCTGCGGGCGAGCGCCTACGGCGCCGGCATGGCGTTCGCTGGCCAGCGCGCACTTGGCGCCTCGGTGCTGCCGATCAGTGATGCGATGGAGTTTGAGTCAGCCATGGCCGACGTGCGCAAGGTCGTGGACTTCAAAACGCCGCAGCAGTTCCTGCAGATGGGTCGCGATGTTGAGAACCTCTCGATGCGCCTGCCCATGCTGCCGGCCGAGATTGCCAAGATCGTGGCGGCCGCCGGCCAGGCCGCCATCCCGCGCCAGGAACTGGTCCGCTTCGCCGAGGACGCGGCGAAAATGGGCGTGGCCTTTGACAGCAGCGCCGAGGAAGCCGGCCAGACCATGGCCACCTGGCGCACCGCTTTCCGGATGGGACAGGACGAGGTCGTCGTGCTGGCCGACAAGATCAACTATCTCGGCAACACCGGCCCGGCCAGCGTCAACAAGATCAGCGCAGTGGTGAACCGCATTGGCGCCCTGGGTGAGGTCGCCGGCCTGCAGAGCGGGCCACTGGCCGCGCTGGGCGCTACCGTCGCCGGCATGGGCATCGAGTCGGAAGTCTCGGCCACCGGCATCAAGAACATGCTGCTCACCCTGGCATCGGGCGAGTCGGCCACCAAGAGCCAACGCGAGGCCTTCGACAAGCTGGGCATCAAGGCCACGACCATGGCACAGGTCATGCAGAAGGACGCAGGCGGGGCCATCATGTCGGTGCTGCAGAAGCTGCGCGCACTGCCTAAAGCCGAGCAGGCCGCGACCATGACGCAGCTGTTCGGGCGCGAGTCGATCGGTGCGATCGCGCCACTGCTGACCAATCTGGAGCTGCTGCAGGGCAACTTCGCCAAGGTCGCCGATGCGCAGCGCTACGGCGGCTCGATGTCGGCCGAGTACGCATCGCGGGTGGCCACCTCGGCCAACTCGCTGCAGCTGCTGAAAAACACCGCCGTGGTAGTGTCCCAGTCGATCGGCCAGGTGCTGCTACCGCAGTTCAAGGAACTGACCGAGCGCACGGCTGCGGTGGTCGGCCAGCTCACGACGTGGATCCGCGCCAATCCGGTGCTGGTGGGTGCGATCGCCAAGACGGCGATCGCCGGCGCCGCGCTGGTCACGATCCTCGGCGGCCTGATGGTGGCCGGCGGCGTTGCCGCGATGGCGTTCTCGCAGATCCACGGCGCCGTCGCGGTGCTGTCGGGCGGTGGCGGCTTCGGTGCGCTGCTGCGGCAGGGGCTGGCGTTCGGCGGCCGCGTACTGCCGATGCTCGCCAATGGCGCCCGCCTGCTGCTGCCGCTGCTCGGCGGCGTCAGCCTGCCGGTGCTGGCCATCGGCGCGGCCGTCGCTGCCGTGGCGCTGCTGGTGTGGAAGTACTGGGGGCCGATCAAGGCCTTCGCCATTGGCGTCTGGCAAGGCATCGTCGATGTCGCCGAGCCGGTTCTTGCCGAGCTGAAGGCCGCGCTCGCACCACTGGCGCCGGTGTGGGACACCGTGGCCGCAGCGATGGGTCAGGCCTGGGCATGGGTCAAGCAGCTGCTGACGCCCTTCGAGGCCACCACCGCGCAGTTGCACGGTGCAACGCAGGCCGGCCGCGGCTTCGGGCAGATCCTGGGCGCGGTGCTGGTCACCCAGCTGCAGCTGGCGGTCAAGGCGATCGGCTGGCTGGTACAGGCGTTTGTGTTCGTGCTGCCAGTGATCAAGCAGATCCTTGGCGGCGTGTGGCAAACCGTCCAGGGCACGTGGTCGCTGATCGTGGGCGTGTTCACCGGCAACGGCGATCGCATCCGCCAGGGGCTGCTGCAGCTGTGGGCCGGCATCAATCTGCAGCTGGCCAACTGGCCGGCCCGGATGCTGCAGGCTGGTGCCGACATGATCAGCGGCCTTGTCCAGGGCATCCGCTCCAAGCTCGGCGCGGCCGGCGATGCGATCGCCAGCGTCGGCACTGGCGTGGTCGATCGCTTTAAGGGCCTGCTGGGTATCCACAGCCCCTCGCGCGTGTTCGCCCAGCTGGGCGACTTCACCATGCAAGGCCTCACCGTGGGCCTGCAGCGCGGCCAGGGCGCGCCTGTGCAGGCCGTCATGGCGCTTGGCAACCGGATGCGTGCCGTGGGCGCAGGACTGGCCCTGGCGACGGCCACAGCGCCCGTGGCGGCGATCGACAGCAGTGCGCCGCTGTCGGCCCCTGTACGCGCCGCCAGCGTGCCTGCAGCCGGCAACAGCTACGTCATCCACGTCCATGCCGCGCCCGGCATGGATGCAACCGCACTGGCGCGCGAAGTCGCGCGCCAGATCGAAGAGCGCGAACGGCGCGCGGTGGCCACCCGCCGTTCCAGCCTGCGCGACGACTGAGGATCCACCCCGATGATGATGTCCTACGGCACGTTTGTGTTTGCCCTCGATAGCGCCGCGTATCTGCAGCTGCAGCGGCAGATGAGTTGGCGTCACCCCACCAGCGAGCGTGTCGGCGCGCGAGCGGCCAGCCAGTTCCTGGGTCCAGGCGATGAAACGATCGAGCTGTCGGGTTTGATCGCACCGGACCTGACCGGCTCGCGTGGATCGCTGACCACGCTGCGCAGACTCGCAGCCGCCGGCGAGCCGCTACCGCTGGTTGACGGCACCGGCTGGGTGTATGGGCCGTATGTGTTGCTGGCGGTCAACGAGACGGCCTCGCTGTTCTTCCCGGATGGCACGCCGCGCCGCGTCGAATTTCAACTGAGCCTGCGCCGCACCGACGACGTGGCGCCCGAGGCGACCGCCGCATGAGCTACCCGACGCCGCAGTGGCGTGTAGTGCTCGACGGGACCGACCTCACCGAGCGCATCGCACCGCGCCTGCTCGATCTCACCCTCACCGAATGCCGAGGCGGCGAAGCCGACCAACTGGATCTGCGCATCCACGACCATGACGGCAAGATGGCGCTGCCCAAACGCGGCGTGCGCCTGGCTGTAGCCCTGGGCTGGAAAGCCACCGGCCTGGTCGACAAAGGCACGTTCATCGTGGACGAAGTGGAATACAGCGGCGCACCCGACATCATCACCGTGCGCGCGCGTAGCGCGGATCTAACTGCCGACATGCGCACGCGTCGCGAGCGCAGCTGGCACAACACCACGCTGGGCGAGGTGCTCAACACGCTCGCAGGCGAGCATGGACTGACGCCGCGTGTGGCAGAGGCAATGGCACGCACCAAGCTGTCCCATTTGGACCAGGCCAACGAGAGCGATATGAATCTGCTCACCCGCCTGGGACAGCGCTTTGATGCGGTGGCAACAGTGAAGGCAGGTGCGTTGGTCTTTGCGCCGATTGGCGCTGGCACCACCGCAACCGGCAAGCCGCTGCCGACTGTCACCCTGACGCGGCGCGACGGCGACCAGCACCGTTACTCAGTCGCCGACCGTGATGCCTACACCGGCGTGCGCGCGTACTGGGTGGACAAAGGCAAGGCGCGGCGGCAGTCGGTGCTGGTGGGCACTGACGACAATGCAAAGCGCCTGCGCGAGTCGTATGCAGATGAGGCGACGGCACGCCAGCATGCGCATGCGGAGCTGGAACGGGTGAAGCGCGGAGTGGCGAAGTTCGATTACACGCTGGCGATCGGGCGGGCGGATCTATTCCCAGAGCAGAGGCTGACGGCGAGCGGCTTTAAAAAAGAAATTGATGAGCAACGCTGGCTGATTGCCAAAGTAACGCACGTCATCGACGGATCAACCGGCTTTTCAAGCTCTCTTCAACTGGAATCCAGTTCATAGATTTACGACAAGATCAGCGATGCCGACTTGAGATGGCAAACGAGCTGTGATATTCAAAACCTACAGGGGGCTGCACAAGGAGATGCATGTATGAAGATTGGAGTACTGAGCCTGGCTTTGACAGCAGCTATGCTTGCTTCCGCTGGATTAAGTTCAGCAGATGCCAAGGAAGCGAAAGTCACAACTGTTTTGACTACGCAAAAGGTCTACGGTCCCACCGCACCTGAAGTAGGTGTAATACGCGACTGGATCAGCAAGCGCTCGCCGGAGTATCAGCCGCTTCTGAAGGGCGGAACTATCACGGTGAAGCGCTCAGCGCCGGTGAATGCGCGGTCGATGGCGACAGCGGCTGACGGCCCCGGCGGCCCACCCGTTCCGCTTCCTGCGTCGGGCATCCCAGGTGAGACCATCGAAGTTACGCAGACATATCCAAATGGCGGCTACGAAACCTGGATATATGTCTGGGGTCTTCAGGACATTCCTTCGGGCCTGGGTGAGTGGCAATTGCAATCCTACAAGTTTGATAGGGGCAAGGGAGAGATCCCTGACAACATCCCGGAACCCTGAGTCCAATAGCTGAGAAGTTCATCCGGATGTCAGGCCACCTCGCATCGTCAGGAAGACGATGGTTCGATCGCAAGGAGCTAAGCGCCGACACCTTGAAAAGCCGCCGGAATCGCTCCGGTGGCTTTTTTTATGCGCGCGATTGAATTGGAACTCTAGCTGCTCAAAGTCCGCCAGCCACTGCCGATAACGCTCTCTTTTGCGAGGACCAGCTGTCCTATCTGGACGTTGATCAAGACTTCTTTTTTTTACGGCCGCCCATGTTGATCTGCATGTATCTCTGATCGATCGCACCTGTCGTGTTCAGCATTTGAGACACGTGGCTGTTGTCGTTGAACGTCACGACAGGCGCAACTTTCTCAGCCCCCTCGCCTGCTGATCCAAGATCGGACAGCATCGCAGTGCGCACCTCATGCGAAGCAGCGCGGAACGCAGCCACTAACGCAGCCTCGGACGGATCCAATTCCACCCGCTGTTCCAGAAGCACATACATGATGTCTACGCCGCGAGCATGCGCGGCCAATAGGTAGGCTCCACCTGGCATGTTCTGGTCCTTTTCGAAGTAAAGCTGTGCCCACTTCGAGATGCCACAAGCGTCGGCCATCTCCTGCTGCGTAAGGCGCAGGCGCTTCCGTTCTTCCTTCAGGCGTTTCCCTACAGTCACTAAGGTTTTTCCTCATATTGACAAAGTTGGTGTTAACACCAACAATTTCCAAAACCACAGGCGACCGCCACCGATGCCCCGCAAAGCGCAAGCTCAGCAGCAGTTCCACCCTCGAACCACAGCACAGGCGCGGGAATGGTTGGTGTCCAACGGCATCACGGTCTCTGGATTCGCCCGGCAACTTGGGGTGAATCGCACTGTTGTCGACGATCTGCTCCGAGGCCGCTCGCAAGGCAAGTACGGCGATGCGCACACAGCTGCAATTGCACTCGGTCTCAAAGCACCGCCGAATTATGCCGCAAAAGTCCAAACTTCCAAGCGCTCTAGGGGGTGAGCATGTTCGGCCGGAAAAAAATCGTCTTCCGCTGCGAGGCGTGTAGCGCGAGGCTCATCAAACGCACCAGCGTCCTCGCACATAAATTCCTGCGGCATGACTCCTACGTGTGCGAGAACCCGATGTGTGGTGCGACGTATACAGGCCATTCGGAGTTGACCGGTATTGCCAGCCCCAGCGGCGTGCCTACCGCACACAGTGAGCTTCCACCAACACCGGCGCTCCAACGCGCCCAGGCGCTACAGGCGTACCGCGAGTCGCTCGGCGACCGTCAGCTGGATCTGCTGCCCGTAGGCGGCGAGCAGTTCTTCCCTCACCTCTGAGGCACCCCTAATGCGAAAGACCATTGATTGGGCGGCATTGCCGCCCACGGCGAAGCTTTGCCTGGAAGTTGCACTCATGCACGGCGGCCTTGTGAAGACCGAACACGGTTACATCGGCCGCACTGCCGCGCCGGACACAGATCAGCGCTTCGGCGCAGTTGCGGTTGCCGCACTCATGCGAGAAGGCCTGGCCACCTCTGACGCCTTCGACGAGCGCCTTGTGGCGATGACCGATGCCGCCACCGCGTTGTTCCATCTCCACACCGAGAACACCGAGGCCGGCTCGTGAGGCATTCCAACAGCTGGTTCACCGCACAGGAGCCGCGATTCGTTGATGCGGCCAGCAATCTGCCGCAGCGCATCGCGCCGCACGCCAAACACGAAGAGGCACGCCTGCTCGCTGCCGCCGTTGACGCACACCGCCGTTCGGGCGGCGCTTACGTCGTGATTGACAACGCCACAGCTCCGCTCGCGCCTCGGCGCTGGCTCGGCGTCTAAGGAAATTCGATGCAAGAGGATCTGCGGCAACAGGTGCTGTCCCGGCTGGAACGGGATTACGGACTCAAGCACCGTAGCGGTACCGAGTACATGCGCGGCGGCAAGTGCCCGTCGTGCGGCAAGAAAGAGCTTTACACCAACCATCTCAAGCCTTGGGTGGTGAAGTGCGGCCGCCAATCCAAGTGCGGGCGCGAGCTGCACGTCAAGGATCTGTACGACGACTTGTTCGACGACTGGTCCAAGCGCTTCCAGCCAACGGCTGCGGCTCCCAACGCTGCGGCCGATGCCTACCTGCAGTTCTCTCGTGGCTTTGACCTGGCACCGCTGAAAGGCCTCTATACCCAGGACAGCCACTACGACCGGAAGATCACCGCCGGCACCGCAACGGTGCGCTTTGCGCTCGTCAAGGGCGGCTGGTGGGAGCGCCTGATCGACCGCCCGCACCGCTTTGGCAAGCAGAAGGCGCGCTTTGCGCCAGGCCAGAGCTATGCGGGGGTTTGGTGGGCTGCTCCTGCCGCGCTGACAGCCATGCAGACGGCACGCGAGGTGTGGATCGTTGAGGGCATTTTTGATGCGATTGCGCTCCTGCAGCACGGCATGTGCGCGGTATCGGCCATGTCCTCCAACGCATTTCCGGAAGAATCACTGCGCGAGCTCGCCAAGGCACGCATGGCCGACCTTCCGACGCTCGTGTGGGCACTGGACAACGAGCCGGGCGCCCGTGCGTACACGCACAAGCACATCAAGCGCGCAGCGGCGCTGGGCTTTGACTCGCGGGCAGCGCAGATCGTCCAGCGCGATGGCAAGAAAACCGACTGGAACGACCTGCATCTGCGCGCTATCGCGTCCGATGATGCCAAGCAATGGGACAACGACGTCAAGGAAGCCCGCTACCAGGGCGACCTGCTCGTAGCGCGCACGGCGGTGGACAAAGGCCTGCTGATGTTCGAGCACGACGGCCGCAACGACTTCTGGCTGGAGTACCGCTCCCGCCTGTACTGGTTCGACTTCGACACGCAGCGCTTCGACAAACTGCGTAAAGAGAAGCTGGGCGACATCGATGCCGACGACGGCGACGAGGTTGCTGCCGAGGATCTGAGGAAGATCAAGCGCGCTGCATGTTCCGTGCAGAAGATCGCCAACTGCTACCCGGAGGCGCTGTATTTCCAGCGGCAGGAGGTCACGGACGAGAGCTGGTACTACTTCCGTGTGGATTTCCCGCACGATGAGCCCAGCGTAAAGGGCACCTTTACTGGCGGGCATGTTTCCAGCGCGTCCGAGTTCAAGAAGCGCCTGATCTCCCTGGCAGCCGGCGCCATGTTCACCGGTACCGGCCACCAGTTGGACCGCCTGATCGAGGAGCAGACCGAGGCCATCAAGAAGGTCGACGCCATCGACTTCGTGGGCTACAGCAAGGAACACCGCGCCTACCTGCTCGGCGATATGGCCGTGCGCGACGGTGAGCTGGTGACGGCCAACGAAGAGGACTACTTCGAGTTCGACAAGCTGCGCTTGAAGACCACGCAGAAGTCCATCCGGTTGGAGATTCAGCGCGACGCCGAGGCGTTCCGTGTGGACTGGCTGCCGTGGCTGTGGCAGTGCTTCGGCACGCACGGCATGGTCGCCATGACGTTCTGGTTTGGCTCGTTGTTCGCCGAGCAGATCCGGGCCGGGCACAAGAGCTTTCCATTCCTCGAAGCCACCGGTGAAGCCGGCGCCGGCAAGACCACGCTGCTGACGTTCCTGTGGAAGCTGCTGGGCCGCTCGGACTACGAGGGCTTCGACCCGGCCAAGTCGTCCAAGGCCGGCCGTGCGCGCGCCATGGGTCAGGTATCCGGCATGCCCGTCGTCCTGCTGGAGGCCGACCGCAGCGAGCCTGATAAAGCGCACTCCAAGACGTTCGAGTGGGATGAGCTGAAAGACTTCTTCGGCGGCGGCACCCTGGCAACCCGTGGCGTCCGCAACGGCGGCAACGAGACCTACGAGCCGCCGTTTCGCGGGACGATCGTGATCACCCAAAACGCCGCGGTGGACGCCAGCGAGGCGATCCTCACGCGCATCGTGAAGTTGCATTTCAAACGGCCGCAGGTCACCACCGAAAGCCGCATCGCGGCCGACAACCTCAACGCGCTGCAGGTCGAAGAAGTCAGCCATTTCCTTGTGCGTGCCATCCGCCAGGAGCGCGCCATCCTTGATCTGTTCGCCGAGCGGGTGAAGGTGTTCGAGGCCAAGCTGCGCGCGCAGCAGGATCTGCGCCTGGAGCGTGTCATCAAGAACCACGCGCAGATGCTGGCCCTATTCGACTGCCTGCGCCTGGTCATAACCATCCCTGACGACATGGTCGAGCAGACACGGCTCGCGCTGTTGGACATGGCACTGGAACGGCAGAAGGCGATCAGCGCCGACCACGCGATGGTCAATGAGTTCTGGGAGGTCTACGAATACCTCGAAGCCACCGGCCACGGTAAAGCCGTCGTCAACCACAGCCGCGACGCGCAACGCATCGCGATCAACCTCAATCACTTCGCTGCGCGGGCCGCGCAGTTCAGTCAGTCCGTGCCCGACCTCAAGGTGCTGCGTGCGCTGCTCGGTGATTCGCGCCGGCACAAGTTCATCGGCGCGAACGTGGCCGTCAACAGCGCCGTCCTCAAGGACGATCTGACCGGCGTCGGCACCACCGTGAAGTGCTGGGTGTTCGCCAAATGAGCGCGCTTTCTCATGTTGGAAATTTCAGGAAATTTTCGTTGACTTCTACCCGGGAGCGGAGCAACTATTACCGCGTCGCCGCACAATCGGCGACCGGGTTTAGCAGCCTGACTCAACGGCGCACCAGCGCCCATCGATCGATGCACGGCGCTTTTTTTTCGCTCGCTGTGCAGTCGCGGGCGTTTGCCAGCCAGTTCTATGGCGGGCGGTGTGCGGAGGCCTTCGGGCCTGCCGGTTCCGTTGACCGGTCTGCTAACCGCGCACCGTCCGCCACCTCGTTTAGCAGCGAAGTGCCGGACTCCCCTTACAACGGAGCCTGCACCATGTCCTACGACGCTCAAGAAGCGCCGGCCAATGCCGCGCGTCAGATCGCCCATTACTTCGGCCTGATCGCCGACACCCTCGACTGGAACCACAGCGCCTGGCTCGCCCTGCAGGCGAAGCTGCAGGCCATGGGCAAAGCGCCAGAGGCGCTGACGCTGGCCGATGTCGAGGCCGCCATTTCCAGCACCAATGCCGACCTGGCCGAGGTGCGCCAGTGAGCCGCCGCGGCCTGCACAAGGCGCATCGCGTGGCTCCCGGCGTCTACCTGCTCCTGCAGATCAGGGCGACCGACGTGTTGGCCGAGCTCTACGCCGACGGCCTGCATGATCGCCCACCGGTGATGTTCGCCTGCAGCGCGATCGACGAGCCGAGCGCGTTGTTTCTTGTCGATGACGGCACTGGCCTGGTCATCGGTTCGTTGCACGTGGTGATGCCGGAAGCTGAGGCCACCGCACTGCAGGACTGGATCCTCGACCGTATGCCTCTGCAGGAGGTCGGCTGATGGATCACATCGACCCGCCCCACTTCAAGGCCGGCGAGGCCGACTACACGATCAGCGAGGCCCAGCACGACAGTCTCTGGCGCGCGTACTACGCCGTAACGCTGCTTGCCGCACTCAATAACGACCTGGTGAGTCAAACAGGAATAACGGCCGACAGCACGGCTGCCGTAGCGGACTACGTGCGCGAGGCGTTGCTCGAAGTCGTTCTTCACGCGCAACGCATTCACCCCGGGCAGGAGGAAACCTCGACTGCCCCCAACGATTTGCTCTAACCGTTCAGCGGGTCCGGCGGGCGGTGCTCCAACACCGCCCCTAGGCCCTCCACCAACGCAACTCAGGAGAGTCGATATGCAACAGCAAACTGGAACACATCCAGCCACAGCAGCACGTCCGCTGACTTTGGACACCGGCCCCGGCGCGGAGGCTAGCACGCCAGCCGTCGCCACCTACGATCGCGGCACAGGCGACTGCTCAGCGATCATCACCATGCACGTCTCGCATGGTGCAGTCGTGGTTACTGCCACCCTGAACATGGGACCGCTTCGCGAGGCTCGCCAGTCCTGGGAGCGGCGGCGTGGCACTGGCACCGGCTGGAAGCTCATCGACGGGCCTCGCTTATGGACGACGCTGGAAGACCGGATCAGCACAGAGTTGGCCGAGTTCATGGACGGCCTGGACTTCCCCTTCGACCTGGCCAACATGCTGCCGCGCCGACCGACCGCCGCTGCCGCCGTTGCTGTGGCCCAGGCAGCGCAGGAGGTGGCGCATGGTTGAGTTGCTCGCTTTGGCGATGATCCTGGCGCCGGCCGCCGGCGGCGCGCTGCTCTACAGGCTGTTCGCCTCGCGCCGTCCACGCCTCACGCAGACCGGCCTTGCTGTTGGACAGGTGCCGCAGCGTCTGCGTCGCCGCACCCGCATGGCTGTGCGGCGGGAGACTGCTCATGGCTGAGTCCGTCATCCTTTTTGGCCCTCAAGGCAGCGCAAAATCACTTAATGCCGAGGCGCTGTGTCAGGAACTCGGCCTGCAGAAGGTCATCGAGCTTGAGGACGTCTTGTTCACTTTCCGGGCTGATCGCCTTGAGCCTGTCGGCCAACTGATCCTGACCTGCAACGAGCAGCAGGCCCGCAGCTGGTCGGTGCGCTGGGGCTTGCGCCTCATGCGTGTCGAGGAAGCACGTGCCCAGCTCGGTGCCGCATGGAGGACACAGCCATGAACCTGCAGCGCACGATTGAGGTTGCTCGCGCCGCAGCGCGTTTGGGAGAGCCTGGCCCCCTGTCCACCGGGGAGGCGCTCACTGCCGCTCTTGTGCTGAATCGCCACGATTGGCTGGCCGAAATGGGCTACACCATTGCTCAGGCATTGGACCGGATCGACTCCAACACAGTGCAGCATCTGCGGGATGCCGAACGCGCATTGCACGGGGAGGCGCCGTGACGCAACGTCAGGTCGACCACGACACACCACTGCCGGACTGTAGGAACGGCCACACCGCACGCCACATCATCGACCTTCGCCGTCCTGAGTCTGGTGGCGGGCACTTCGTGGAGTGCACCTGTGGGCGCACGCAGAAGCATCCCAGCTTCGAGCTGGCCATCGCCGAGTGGCGACGCGGCAATGGGATCCGCGCAGCGCGTCAGCCCCGTCCTGCAGCCAGCAACGTGGTGCAGATGGGTCTACGACTGACAGGGGGTACGGGGCGATGACGCAGAACCTCCAACGGCAGGCCGGCAGCGAGTGCATTACGGATACGGCTAACGCGGCGGTGATTGTCAGTGCGTTGAGTCATGAGGGATTGAGCGTCCAGACCGCTGACGGTAGACCAGCGAGGCTTGCGGTTGTCGATCAGGATGGGCGCGTTATAGCAGTTGGCCAAGAGATCGCTGCTGCGGCCTTCGATGCGGCCGTTAAGTCGTACCGCAACTTCTTAATCGGCAACGGCCACCTGCGCATCCTGTCGAAGCCAGTACCCATATAA